TAGTTCTTTAAGAGCATTTATTTCATTAGTATTTTTATAAAACGTATCATGATTACCAGCAATAATATGCATAGTAATATTCTTCTCATAAAGAGGAACTAAGAAATCATCTCTAAGACGTTTAGCCGTCAAATAGTTAATATACTTGCGACGATCAACGAGATCCCCAAGATGAATAACAGTAGTAATATTTTCTCTATCGAGGGTTGGAAAAAAGACTTCATCTAAAAACTTCTTCATTTGGTTGTGCATAATAAGGGAATCATTTCTGACTCCCCAATGAGTATCTGTTATTAGAGCAATTTTCATACGTTGTTTCTGCCAATGCGTGAATAATTTAGTTGTGACTTTGTTTTCTTATCAAAGACTTGTCTTGCAGGGCTACTGGATCTTTTCAAAGCTTCATCACAATAGTCACGAATAGCTTCAAGTCTTAATGTATAAGCATCACGCATATGATCATGTTTAGCACTCATTAAATTTTCTGCGCAGTCTACAACGATCTGTGGTACCATATGTATTTTACTCTGATTCATAAAATTTCTCCACACCTAATTTGCGGGCTTTACTTTTCTTTTGCTTTTCAAGCTGCTTTTTATCATACGATTCAACTAAGCCCGTCATATATTCGTTATCTAAATTTACACTCACATTACGATCTTCTTCGCCTATTCCTTGTTCGGCTAACATACCTTCAAAATAAAAATTTTCTAAAGTCTTTTGTTTAATATATAAATGCTTTTTTTCTTTGTCAATACGCCTAATAAAAGCATACCAAATAATCTGTGTAAAATAAGCAAACGGGTTGTCTGATTTTTCTGGATTAAAATTATGAAAATAATTTACACAGTTTTCTAAACCATCAGATATCATTTCTTCACGAAATGTGTAACTAGCAAAGTTAGGTTTTAAGGACAGACGAGTAGCAATTTTAAAAAGGCATTCACCTATATAAGAAGGTATACGAGGTATAGAAGTACCTTCAGCTTTCGCTCGTTCAACATCAGCTTTATGTTTTAATATTTCTGTATAAAACTTTTTGTTGTCAATATAATGCCTATTTTTTTTAGGGTCTGCCATTTTAAATCCTTAAATTATTTAAATATCTTATATTATAATTTATTTAAAATAATAAATCAATGTAATACTTTAGACTTAATGAAAGTATTTTGTTTTTTTTCTTCTGCTTGTTCTTCAGCTTGATCTTCTTCTTTAAAGAATACATTTTTTTGTAGTCTATATTTTGCTACTAATTTTTTATATTCTATTTCAACGTCACTGTCTACAGAAGAAAAACTAACAATATTATTTCTATTAAATGCAACTATTCCATTTTTAGCTAAAGGCATATATGGCATAGTATATACTGCTGAATCTTCTTTTAAGAAAAGAACTGGATACTCTACTATCATAAGAGTATCTTCTTTATCATCGGTTAAATTAGCAATAATAGGGGGACTACCTGGAATTGAAAATAATATTATTTTCATTTATTGACTCAATACATTTAAAATATCTTGTCTTGAATCATGTACAGCAACATAGTTAGGTACAGTAAAATCTTCCATATTATAACTCCGTATTAAAAATTTTATAATCAAAATCTTGTTCGTTATAGATATTCAATCTCTCAATAAAATGCTGTAAAGTAAAATTAGTATGAGTACCAGATTTTAAATCATCTGCTATATCATATAATACCATTTCAGTCTTATCATTGCCTATTCTGAGTCCTCTACCAATGGACTGAAGAATTCTGATCCGTGATTTAGAAGGAGAAGCAAGGATAACACTATGCAAATTACGTATGTTAATACCAGTGGAAAAGGTGCCATAACTTGCCACAATAATAGCATTGGATTCACTCTCAACGATCTCTCGAATTTTTTCTCTATCGACTCCATCAATACCTCCATGAACAAAATATATTTTACGGTCAGGTGCTTTAGCCGTTAACATATCAAATAATATTTTACCGTGCTTATCAACATATTGAAATAATACCAAAGAATTGCCATCTAAAGATAAAGAAAGATTTCGAATGAATTTATTTCTTTTTTCATGTCTAACTAAAAAATCCATCTCATCTGGATAGGTAAATTTTTTAGCTAATTTTTTATCTTCAAGACTGTGTTTAAGAATAATTGCTTTAATTTTAAGATTAGCAACATGACCTTGATCCATCAACTCAGTTGTTGTCGTTACCTGCTTGACAGGACCAAACAACCCTTCTAACGTAATTTTATTTGTTAGTGATCCATCTAATGTACCTGTAAACCCAACACGGTATCTACAATTAATTAATTTTTCCATTATTGACTTAAGGGATGTAGCTTTGAATTGGTGAACCTCATCACCTATCACACAACCAAATTGGTTAAACCAATCCTTTGGCATTTTATAGATAGACTGCCATGTTGATATAACAATAGGGCTTTTTGATACTTTATCAACACCAGCAGTAATACAATGAATGTCTAATTGTTCGTCTGTATAGCTTTCAAAGTCTTTTTTCATTTGAAGAACAAGAGATACTGTAGGAACAATAACTAATACTTTATAATTTTCACAATTATAGTATTTTGTTAATGCATATATGATAAGAGATTTACCTGAAGCAGTGGGTGAGAGAAAAATACCTCTTTCATTAGATACTGCCTCTTTGAAAGCTTTAATTTGATAATCTCTTGGATTGATTTTTATACCAAGTGAATATGGATTACCAATATATTTTTTTGGTTGTAGTTCAGAATCTACTTCTACATCATAGTTACGAGATGCTGCAAACTCAGAAATCTCCTTAACTAGACCTGCATAAGTAAGGCCAGTCAAAGAGTTGAGTAGTCTTATTTTACCATCCCAATATCTATTCTTATACGCAGGTGAAAACTTAGCACCAGGTATATCAAATGTAAGATGGTCTGAAAGTTCTTGGATGACGGATGCTTCACTGTTAACTTTCAGGTAAACTTCATTTACCTTTTCAAGTCTCAACTTATCACGCGCCCACTTTAAATTTTTCAAATTCTATTGCATTCTTAATCAAATATCCTCTATTATTTATAGAGCGGATAATTGACTCTAATGCGTCGACCTTCTCTTGCTGCATTGCAATACGAAGGTTTAATTTGATATTATCTTGGTCTGCTTCAATATACATAGGAATGTCTGATTTAAGAACATTAAGTCTAAATGGTTCCCATCCATTAGATTTAAGATCTTCTTCAGGCATAACACCACGATAATAATCATGTTTGAGAAGTATAAGCTCTTTACGTTCACCTTCTAATTTACGTAATAAGAGTCTTTCTTCTGTAAAAATACGAAGATACTTACTATGAAGTTTTGGAAGCTTAAGACTCTCTTCACCCAATTCAAGACGATTCACTTGGCAGTCTTCCGACCACATTTCCATAATCTCATCTAATTTCATAACAAACCTTTGTTATATTTTTTTTATGTGATAAATTTGATATTTAAATGTAACAGTTGCCGTAATATAATTTACGTCTGTATCCGTAACAGTGAAATTAATATCACTGATAGTTGTAGGGTACATATTTTGAAAAGTTACTTCAAAATTAGGTACCATGTCACTAGTTAATATAGTGAGAGTGCCGTCTGAGTATTGGGTCTCTAAAGAACCATATGCGCTTGAAGAACTTTTTAATTTAGCATATTGTTTAAAATTTTCTGGAAAACCAACAGCTGTAAGCCAGTTATAAATTTCAAAATATGATTCTAAATCTTGATCTAATCTAAAAGTTAATTCAAAGTCACCGTAATCTAATTTATTACCAGCAATTTCAATAATTTTAAAAGGTGAAGGTACCTCTACAAATCCAAGACTTATAGATGGTAGTTTAACATCAGTTACAAAAAAATTCACGTTAGGAGTTCTGGCTAATTTAAACCTGAACCCTAACGGTGAAAGAAAATTAATATTCTGTGGTTGATCAGTAATTATAGCCATAGTATACTCCTATCGAGTATTTATGGCAACTCGATTCTTCTTTATCTGTTTTACTTCAGCAAATACGCCGTTAATTAGATGGCACATTAGCAAAATAAATGTGCCGATTACTATAAGTGTTGCTGCAAATAAAGTTAATATAAGGTAGAGATCATAGATTGAATAGCATGTTTGAAGATTCATTATAAAAATGTCTCCTCTAGTTCATATTCTTCTTTTTCTTCATATACTGGATCAGTATTAATGATGATACTACCAAAAACCAACTTACCGTTTTCTTCATATACTTGAAACGGACCAGCAAAATTAAAAGTGCGACCAGTACCGCTATCTTTTTTATCTTGATTCCAGCTCATAATTCCAATTGTACCAGAATCTACAAAATATTCGTTACCATATTGATCATCATAACCACCATCGCCCCACTTAGTCCTTAAAATACAAAAATCATGAACTGTACCTTCATAGGAATTCTCTACTTTGCCTTTTTTACCTATAGGTGTATTAAGCATAGCATCCCACATATATTCATCCCGGTAGCAAAGATCACCAATGAGATAACGACCAGCAGGAAAAGTAACAGGATTCATTGTTAAACTCCGTCATAAAAGAAAAATTCATACACAGCACAAAGACCTAAAATGCCTAGACCCATTTCAAGCCAGATTGAATAAGCCATTATTACTTCTATCATATTATCCTACTACCCAAAAATAGTCATAAGATAATTCTTCAGATACTTGCTCAGTATAACTTTCTATAGTTTTTTCATCAGTAGAAAACCAAGAATTATCACCGCTATAAAAAAATTCCTCACAGTATTCTAGAAACTCTTCTTCACTATCAAACTGCTCTACAAATAAATCAGCGCGAGCACTTTGAATTAATTCTTCAACACTCATTAGATTAAAAGAATTATTATCGCTAATTTTCGCAATTTCATTTACTTCGCCGCGCGATTCCATAGTAAACTTATAAACACCATTGCCCAGAATCTTTTCTGCATTAATACCGAATTCTTCTACCAACCATTCAGTAGAAACACTTGACTTAAATTCAACTTGCATATTAGCCTCCTACTACCATTGCATCATCATACTTCTCGTATGCATGACCTAATTCGTTATACATATCAGCATCTAACCCGTCTGCATACTCACGGAGCTCGTTAGATACAAAATTAATACCTTGTATAAGCTGCTCTCGCGTCATATTGTAAGCGAGAGCATTCGTAATTAAAAGTTCAAGACGGTTAGCTAAAGATGCTGCTTCATTAACATTCATTTCACTTCTCCATTTCTCATACTATCAATATACGGTATTTTGAAAAAAATATCAACTGTTAAATCGGATCACGACCTAAATCTTCTATAAAGCTTTTTAATTCTTTTTCTGCTGAAAAAGATAGAGTCAAAACCCATACATCTTTACGAGGAAAAAAAGATTCAATTTTACCTTGATAGCAGAATAGAAGGTCTAAAAGGTCGCCGAGAACTGTTTCGTGCTCGAAGTCAAAAGTGGCGAAAATACGTTTTGTCATTTTTTATCTCTTTTATTTTATCTTATAATTAAATATAGCATGTTTTTATAATAAAATCTATAAAAAAACGACATTGAAATCATTGAGTTTTTTAGAAAATAAAAATCCAATGATTTCAATAGGTTAGCTAAATTTGAAAAAACTCAATGATTTCAAGGGCGTTTTTATGGAAAAACCAGTAGATTTTATATCAGATTTATACGATTATAATAATATGATAAATGGAGAGATGAAAATGAACAAATTAGCAAAAGAATTTATGGATAAATTCGAATTAGGTAGTATGTCGGCTGAAGAATTTTTTGGTGATGATGTTGATACTATTAATGAAGTAGTTACTAAAAAAGGTTGGTATCGGTTTGAAGATTCTGGTTATGTAACAGTTGAGTTTGTAGGTGAAAAAATTGATAAAAAGTTTATGGAAGAATTAAGATATAGTGAAAAAATGTTTTTAGGTGCCGGCACTGATAACTATGAATATGAAGTAAAGGAAGATTTTATTGATATCGAAGAAGTTTGCTATGTTAAGGTAGGGTAAAAAATAACAGTTGCATTATTTTCCTAAAACCGCTATGATTAATTATAAGATGAGAAATGGAGATACTCAAATGCGTCATATACCTCAAATGCGTCATAAACGAAATGAAGTTCGTAATTTTATTATGAGTTCCCTTCGCAAGGGTGATACCTACGAAGTTATTCTTTTTGAACTCTGCCATAAGTTAGGTTTGAAGATTGGTAATGCTAAGCTTCATCTTAAGAAAGCAAAAGCTCAGCATGCAGAAGAAACTCGTACTAAGGTTGTTAAGAGCCTTATGACGGGCAAGGATGTTACGATTCTTGCTTCTACTCCTCTTGCATGTGATCCTTCGAAAGAAACTTACTGGAGTATGTAATATGAAAGAACTATGGGTTCAAATGCTCGACAGAATGGTCGAGGAACTTATGGATAAAAATCCATTAATGGATTGGTCTGAAGCCTACGATATAGTTTGTAGTAATTCAGAAGAAATTGATCACCGTCTTCAAGAGTATCTTGGAGATGCAGCTGACTACTATCATGATTTAGCAATGGATCGTTAATATGTCTTATTATTCTTCTTTTACCATTACTGTTCCGGTCCATATTCCAGTTACTAAAGATGTCTTTGATATCTGGAAAAATTTGGAAGGTTATCAATATTATATGTTAGAGGATTTTGATAACTTTATTTACGAAGCTTTAAGTAAATCTTTTTCTAGGCAACAAATGAACAATTATATTAAAACTGCTGTTATACATGCGCAAGCTTCTATAGATGAGATCGTGGAAGCAGATTAAGAGGTTTAATATGTCTTATGTTCTAGTTATGATTGTATCTTTATCTTTTACCGGTGCAGAGAAATCTAAAGTAACTATTGAGACACCAGTAAAAGATAAAGCTCATTGTGAAGTATCATCTAAAATGATCGCAAAAGAGTTTGCTTCCTTACATCCTTATATTACTTGTGTGTCAAAGCAATGAAAGTTACAGTTAAAAACTCTCACCGTACAATGGGACAAAATAACTATACCTATGAAGGAGAGCTTGTTGCTACTCCTAAATGGGTAGAGTATGATGCTATTGCTCTTACTACAGGCGAGAATTCTAAGTTTAAGTTTCGTATTATTCCTAAGTCTGATATCGTCTCAATAGACGGAACAGAATATAAAAAACAAGAAATTAAATCAGATATTCGCACTTATTCAGTTGCCGGTTCTAAAGGTAATGTATATACTGTTACTGTAGGCGAAAAATATAGATCATGTACATGTGTAGCGTTTACGTATCGTAGATCTTGTAAACATATAGTAGAGGTTGAATGAGTTGGGGTAGTGAAATTGAAATTGAAAGACATAAAAGAATTAAACTTTCAGTTGCAGCCTACGCTTACGAAGTGCATAATAATTCTATTATGTCTGATGCTGATTTTGATAAATTGGCTTTGGAAATAAATTTAAATACTTTTACTGAAAATAATATAAACCAGTAAATACAGCATATGGTATATATTTTAATATGCCTCAAAATGATCCAAACAAACAAGTGTCTATGGCTGTTGGTGATGATGGTAATCTTTGGTTAAAACCTAAAGATGGTCAATGGAGAAAGGTAGTAACAGAATGATTGAAGATAATATAGAAATTAAGCCTCTTACTGCAGAACAGGTTGCAGCTTTAGATACACCTGTAGATTCTTTTAAAGAAACACCAGCAGAACGTGCTGCTCGTAAGGATCAAGAAGATCGCCGTTGGAATCGACAATGGGCATTAGATAAGTCAATTGAATGGTGTAAGCATATCGATCAACTCGCAACAACACGTAATAATGGTGTAGATGGTAAAATTTTGACACCTCCTGATTTATTAGAGGTAGCTGATAAATTTTATACTTGGCTTTATAAGGATGCACAATAATGATAATGGAAGAATATGTAGAAGGCTTGAAAGAGCTTGTTCCAGCTAATCTTATTGAGAGTACTAAATATTGGAGTATTTCAGATAAGATGTATGTTTATCTTCATTATATTCAATTAAAGAATATGGAAGAGATCAAACAAATGCTTAATACACCTAAACGTGTACATGAATACTCTAGTAAGGGTAATAGGTAATAGGTAAAAGAAAAGGGCCCCTTTCAGGGCCCTTTTTTAGTTGAGCAGGTTGACCCTGCTTTTTATTAGAAGATGTTTTGAATAATTGTTCTACGATAATAAGAGTTAGTAGAAGCTGAGATAACACCAAAGTTTGAAGTCTGTGGTGTACCTTGTACAGATTGTGCAAATGGATTTGCAACCATTCCGTAGCGAGTCTTAAATCCAATCTTTGGTTGGAAGTCAGCTTGACCAACTGCACGAACCATTTGTAGTGGAACGTATGGGCAGTAGAAGATACCTGAGTCAAATGCATTAGCACCTTTATATCCAACAGTCATATAGTTACCTGTAGTATATGGGTCAACATAAACACGGAAACGACCATTTAGAATACCAGCGAATGTATTACCTGTATCATCAACCTGTAGGTTGTTTGATGCAAGAGCTGGTGTATAATCAAGAACACCTGCCATTTGAAGTGCAGAAGCAACGTCTGAAGAACAGATAACGATGTTACCCTTACCACGACGAGTGTCTTTTGCAATCTTGTTAGCTTCTCTTTCAAGTTGGAACATAAGACCCTTGAACTTTTCAACTGACCAACGGCCATTTGAATCAGTATCTAGATCGAAGATACCAGCTGTAGTAGTACCGTCTGTAGCACCTTGACGAGCTGAAATGTTAATAGTACGAATTACTTCACGGTTGATTTCTGCAAGAATTTCTGACTGAAGAATGTTTGCTAATTCAGTTTCAGCATCTAATCCATGAACAGCCTTAAGATCTTGTGCAAGTTCAATAGTGTATTCTGCTTTTAGAGCACGTGATACAGCTGTTACTGAAACCTTGTCAATTGAGAAAGCCATTTCTGGGAATGTTGTACCTGTGCCGAATCCTTCAACAGTAGTTGTAGGTGCACCAGTTTGATAGTTATATGAACCAACACCACCAGTGTTATCTGGAACTGTACCAACGTTATTAGCACCGATACCTGAACCAGTACCTACACCGAATGTACCTGTTCCATTGAAGCCAGCTGACATACCAGTGTTAACTTCATCATAAAATGTTTCAGTACCCTTAGCAGTTGAGTTGGCATATTGTGAACGCATTGCGAAGATAAGACCAGTTGGCCCAGTCATTGGCTGAACGCCGCAGATATCATAAGCAATTAGGTTAGGCATTGCACGACGAATCAATGAAATAAGAATTGGATCATAACCAGCAACGCCAGCTCCGCCGCCTGCACCATAACCACCAGTACCAACTGCGTTGATACCTGTTTCATTCAATGAAGTCATACCATTGAATGATTGTGATGCATTGCGTTCTGCTGCCATTTCTCTTTCAGTGTTTTCTAAAAGAGTAGCGACAACATTACGACGATGTGCGTCTAATTTTGGAAGATCTTCGTGCTCAAGCACTGGCTTCCACTTTGCTACTAAATGTTCATTTATACCGATCATTTGTGTGTCTCCTTTTGAGTGATATTAATTATTTATATTTAATTACTTTTTAAGAATTCTTGAAATTGAAGAAACATAGTTTTGCATGTTTGGATCAATAGTAGATGAAGTCTTTAATGGCTCTTCTACTGTTTCGCTAAGAAGTTGATCCTTTGCAACCTTTACTTCCTGATTTTTAGGGAAGTATGTTTCTTTGATAATGGAGATCTTCTTACGAAACTCATCAGCATCATTATAGCTCACAGCCTCAGTAAGTTTTAAGAACTTATCTTTCTGAGTATCTGTCATTCCTTCTGACATTGAATTAACTAAATCTGCAACATTCTTCTGGTTTACAATCTTTGTTAGTTCAATATTCTTTTCAGTTGTATCATTTAGATGCGCTTTTACCTGCTCTAATTCTTCAGCCATCGCTTCAACAACGTCAATCTGCTTTTCTGGAATATCAACATAATGATCTTCAAATACTTGCTTTAAGTTAGCTAAGAAAGATTCAGCCATTTCTGTACGAATATTATTCTTAATAGCTAGCTTATTTTCAGCAACCCATTCTGCAACTGCATAATTTAGATAGTTGTCTATATTTTCAACCATCTCATTTTTAATCTCTAAAATAGATTCTTCAAGTGTTGTTTCATACTGTTCTGCAAGTTCATTGTGAAGAGTTTCATATTCTTCTTCTAGCTTTACAGTTTCCATATTTACACGTGTAGAAACTGCTGCTTCAAACAATGTACTTACTTTTAATCTAAAATCTTCAGAAAGATCATCAGAATCACCAAACAATAGTGCTAGATCATTTTGAACTGATTCTTTAGCTAACATTGCAGGATTCATAGATGCCATTGGCTCTCCTTGCATAGGATTCTTTTCTTTACCTGATGATTTAATAGTAGCTTTATTTTTTTCTGATTGATCTCCAGTTGCATCAGCTGCAGCTTTTACTGAATCAAATCTTTCAGCTGGAGTAGTTTGACCTGGCATGTATTCAGCCACACCAACTCTAGAAATAAAATCGGATAGGTCGCCAATATCTGCTTTAGAAGCATATGCAACCATCTTTGCAATTAAATCAGAACGAGAAACATTAGTTGGGTGAGACTGTATAGATGCCATATTAGTAGCAGCCCCTTCAGCTTCACTCATGATCTCTACTTCATGATCGTTTTTAACGATGTTTTTATCTGACATTTGTGTCTCCTTGCGTTAATATGAATTATTTATGTATTTTATAGTTTTGATAGAAAATGTTGGAAAACTCTTATCTTAGCTTCAGCTAAATCTGCTTTAGGTGTTTCTTTAATAATTTCTTTATGTGTTTCTGCTACTTGCGCTAGTTCCTCAGCTTTTTGAGGCGCAACAGCTTTAAGTACACCATTATTCCAAATCCACTCAACACCTTCCATGACACCATTAACATAAGCATCAGGAGCAGATGGATCAGCAACAATATCAGCTGCAGTAGCTAGATAGAAATCATCCTGTACAACGTTAACACCATTTACTTCTTTAAGAGATCCCATTCCACGAGAAGAAACACCAAGGGTAGCACCTTCTGCCATTAAATTTTTTACAATATTGCCGTAAGGAGTATCCATAATTTTAGCTTTACCAATAAAATTATTACCTTCTCTTTTTAAAGATTTAATCATCATACAAACACGTTCTAAGTTAATAGAAGGTCCTGATGGGTGACCTAGCTCACCATAAGCACGATTTTTGTCAATATTTTCTTTATGATAACGATCAACTTCTTTTTCTAAAGTATTAATATCATACATTCTACCATTACGGTTAGTAATATTGCCTTGTAAAAACACACCTTCAATAAAATGATTCTTTTTACCTTCAGAACCTTCTTCAGCGATATATTTTACTTCTTCTGTTACTTCAGTAATAAGCTTCATTTTAGAACCCTTGTGATCTTGCAAATTTGATAAGATCTATTAAACCTTCGTTAGTAGCAATTTTTTCTTCAAATAATTCTTTATTTTCTTCAGATAAATTACTGTATAGACTATTTAGTGAAATTTCATCTTCAATATTTAAATCTTCTATTTTAATGTCTTTTCTAGCTTTTTTTCTTACAATTATTTTACCATTTTCAATGTAGGCTTTTTCTGGGCCTTGATCTGAAGTTTCTACAGATTCAGCTTTCATTTTACCAAGAGATACTTTTGGACGAGCTGAATCTTCTACTGCTTTACCTGATGTTA